ATGGTAGTTTACATCAATCAGCTAGACATGATTGGTATGTTGCTCTTAGCTCTGAACCAATTACTATTGGTAGTAAAACTCAGTACGGTCTTTATTTTACCGTAGAGTATCTATAATTATAATGAATAGGGGGTAGCAATTAAGCCACCCCCCATTCACTATTTTCAATATCTATAACCGCTCCAGCACGTATTCTTACGTGTCCAGTGTGGATAAATCATCTGTGGCATCGCTACCACCGTTGGATAATACACCGTCTGCTGTTGCGATACCAATGGTTGAGGTATTACAACTACTGGAACCATAACAGTATATGCTTGAGGTTGATAAACAATCGTTTGCACAACTGGCATTGGTGCCTGCGGAACACTATAGTTTACATACAATTCCTGTCCTAAACTAACATTAAAGCTAGCAATCATTAAAGATAAGGCAATTAGATATTTCATTCCGATTGCTCCGTCTTGGGATTCCATTTAACCCAACCATTATCGGGCAACCACTTCCCATCGTTATCTTTACGCTTTGGAAATAAACCGCCGCCCTTCTTATGAACACCAAAGGCTAGTCTCGCACCGCATTTCATGCAGCGTAGTTCATAATATTGATTATCGTCTACTGTTCGAACAACAAACTTAATATCATCAGATCCACACTTACCACAAGTAGTTTCTTCGAATACTTCTTGAAATCTACTTAGTTCTGTAAATAAATCCTTCTGAGACTCACCCTCAATTTCTGCACTAATTCTTCCATTTTTAGTAGTATATGTAATTTTCATTAGTTACGCCACTCCTGTTGATAGCCTATTATTTCTTTTGGAATTAAACTCTTGTCCCGCTGGTAATCATTGAGAGCATCAATTATATCACTAGCGACTTTCTTTGAAACTTTCTTTCCACTGTCTACTTTAAAATTCTTAAACAGTTTCTGTCCATCTATATTAAGCTGCTTACACTTAACATCAATAAAATTGTATTGAGCATCGCTCATTCTACTTTGATCGTTATATTCTCCCTCGCTACTTGATTTAGTTGAGGATATATCACGAACAATTTTAGCAGTATCTTTCTTTGTTAATTCTTCAGCAGCAACACCCTTAATCTTTAGTGCTTTTCTTAAAGCTCTAGCTTCTGCTCTTGTGCTTGCAATAGCTACAGCAAACGCACAGAACATATCGTCTGTATTGCCTTCCCAAGAGTCAGCTACTTCTGAATATTTTATACCATTAGCAAATTCTACTGTAAATACAACCGTCGCTCTACCATGATGATCTTCTCTTTGAACTGGAAATACCTGTGTTGGCCCACTAAAAACTATTGTTCCCAAAACAGATTCAGCAACCCTTCTTAGTCCAGCAACAAGTGGATGACCATCAACAAGTTCTGAATCATGAAATAAAGTCATTGCATAATCATGCCATTCTGGAGATAGCATTGATGGAATATCAACATTTAACACATCTCTTACCGACGTATTAGTATTACTAGCTGTAGACAATTCAACTTCTGAAAAAATATCTTCTTCTTCTTTTAGTACTGTTTTCATATTTCTATCTCAATATACCTTTCTGACTTTTGTGGAAATGATTTCTTCATTGTATCCAACAGTTTAACAATGTCAAGTCTCAATTTTTCTCTATCGGCAAGACAGGCAGAGTCAGATAAATGTTTTATTCTAATAATTGCCATACCCTTACTTAAAATTAAGCCCGTTTTATGAAAATCCGCTTTTATTTGTTTTTGCAGTTTTTCTTCTCCCCATATTGGTAAAAAGTGTGATGGGCCATCTATCTCTATTATAGTCTTTACCGATGGAACGTACATGTCGATTTCTAAATTTTCATTTTGTATTAAATATTTTTTATGATATTCTACCTTATATCCAGCCTTGACGAGTTCGCTATATAAAAACTTCTCTAGCTTTGACCCCTCTTTACCGGCGATTTGAATACTTTTTATAGCAGCATCCAACATTTTATTTTTATCATCCTCAGACATATTTTTCCATCTTATTTTAGATTGTTTAATTTTATCTTCATAAGTTGTTTCATCCATATCTTCCCAATATTTTTTAAGACCACGACTAATTTTTATTTTTTCATCATGGCTTCTTTTTTTACCATCCGTTGGATGAGTAGCAGTTCCATTCTGTATAGCATTTTTCTGCGCCTCACTTTTAGTTTTTAAATCCACACCACCTTTTAGAAGTATTCTTCTAACTTTATTGGGGTATGTTTTAAATTCTTCTGCTATCTCGTATGTGCTTTTATTCTGCTCTACATACATTTTTATAATTTGTTGAGTATTCATTCCCATGTTTCCTTATAATGTTTATTATGTCTGCATAATTATTAGTTATACCAACAGGATGATTTCCTGTGATTCTATATAAATCTTTTGCGTCATGTTCCGTTTTGCATATTATCTTAGGATTATGATTTAAAATCATTAATAAGTCTATTACTTTATAATTTTGTTCCCAACCATGATAATAATATAAATCAATATTATTAACTATATTAATAGCTTTATTAATTGTGCTTAAGGATGTTGTTATTAAATGTCCAGCAAAGTTCCACATATCTACAGAATTAAAAATTCCACATCTCATCTCAAACGGAACATATCCAACATCATCATAAAATAAACTAACATCTGTTACTTGATTATTTTCTACAGAAGTATTGATAAAGTTTGATATATGATCCAAATGCTTAGTATCCGCTAAACTATCTATATAAATTCCAATATTCATATCATCTCCTTAAATAAATACATTGTGATATCCCATACATTCTGATGCATAATAGTAAAATCTTTCTAGAGCATGACCAACATCCCCATCTGCTCTATAAAAATTTTCAAAAGAGTTTGGCATTACGCATTTGTGGACACTTTCAACAATATCTGATCTTATTAAAAATACCGTCCCATCAGCAAATGATTGATTCATTTCTATACGTTTTTTATAAAATAAATCAAATAAAAATATTAATTCTTGCAACCAGCACATTGTATGATATTGCTGCACAAGCTGTTTTCTGCCTAATAGTGGACATTTTGTTGATTCAGCTAACAAATCTTCCATTGTTTTTATTTTTTGTTTGCGTTTTTTAGATGAAATTATACCAATATTATTATCTTTAATTAGATTATTAATTGTGTCATTTTCATGATAAAATATAGAGATTAATTCACTAAGCCATAATATCTTATCTATACTTTTATCATGCCAATATAATACCCATTCTTTATTATTGTTATAGTATTTAAAGCTAGCATAAAATCCAAATTGATCTGTCCCTTTGTTATCAATCATTATTATATTAACTTTTTTAAATAGGCTATTTGCTATTTTTACTAAATAATCATTATTTTTATTTCCATTTACTAAAGATACAAAGATCTCATCGTTCCATATATTTTTTAATTGATTTAATAGAAATTCACCAGTATCTCTATAGTATAAATGAAGATATGCCGATGTATTTGTTGAGTCTATCATATTTCAGACCAATAACTTCCCAAACTCATTGGGATCTTACTAGTAACACTAGTCCCAGAGTAATTAAAATGTTCGCTTGATATAATTCTAAAATCTATTGATACCCTACTAACGCCAGTTTCATTTTTTTTATTACCATGACTAAGATTCGCACCATCCCATAAATAGTATTCACCAAATTTTGCATTCATTGGTGCAAAATCACCCCTATCCTCTTCACTTTCTGCCCATATCGTGTTTGTATCGAATGCTTCAGTTAGTGGCAGAAATATATTTATCTCATTATTTGAGTGATTATATGCCTTATCCTTATGCCATTTAGCAACGGCTATATTGTTTGGAATTTGTACTCTAAATGTTGGTTTAGTTTGATAATACATTTTCTTTCCATGAAAATGCTCAGTAATAATATTTTTAATAAAATCTCTATATATATTTAAAAAATTACATTTTTCATCTTCATATATTTTATAGAATTTTTTATGAAATACTGTAGATTGATCTTTTGATGGATCGTCTGGTATATCCAAATTATTATTTAGAATTAGATGTATTTTATTTAATTCACTAATACCAAAAACTTCCATAACAATTTTATGTAATGGGTATTTATCTGTATCATAACTATATTTTATCATTATTTTCCTCCAATAATTTCATTGCCCCAGTATTAAAATGCCCATGAAAACCGAAAGAATTATATGTGCTAATATTATCTTTATTAAAAGATGTATTTTTAGCACTTTGATACTCCATAGAAAATGAATATGCTAAATCCATTGATGGAAACTTTACACCATTGTCTACAAGATAATAGTAATTTCCATAGCATAAAAACCAATCCTCTGGAGCTATTGGCTTATCATATATTTGAAGCGGGGTATACATCTCATAATTAAAAGGTTTATATTTAATTGTTGATGATAATCTTAAAAATTTTCTACTTCTTAAGGAAAATCCTCCATTTCCAACCCTGTTCCTACAATCGTCTGGAAATCCCCAAGGTGCGCCAATATAATCATAATTTAAAAATTCATCATTCCATAGATGTTCATTTATGATAAATCCATCCCACTGAACAATTAAACAAAAATCTGACTTAATTATGCCATATAATTTTTCTACACATATTTGTGCATATTTAATATCATCTAAGTCATCTATCTTCAATATTTGAACATCAAAAAATTTAGCTTTCTTTAAACAATATTGTATTGATAATGATGTTTTTTTTAGGTATGCATCATCACAAATAGAAATTAGAGTAGTATTAGATAAATTAATCATTGGATTATCCCCAAACACATTCCATTCTAGAAAAGAAATTATCGCTCATATAATATAATCTTTCAAATCCGGCAGATTTTAACCAAGGATTTAGTGTAGATCCAATATCTAAATAAGTGTTATCTGGATCATATTTGGTCAACTGATGGCACAATATATTTCCAAATGGGCCACAACAAAATAAAAATACTAAATTATTAATCTTAGATGCTTTTAAGATACTTATTAATTGTTTTGCACGATCTATCGTATCCCAATTATACTCCCAAGCATTATGCTTGAGTGGAAAAACAATATATGGCTTAAATGGTAGGTCATTTATGTTCCCATTTTCATTACAAAATAGTATGATATTTTTATTATTAAATATTGGTATAATATTATCAATATAATACTTATAATTATTATTTACCCATATATTAGCCCAAGTTAATTTTTCGTCATCTTGTTCGCTAAAAATTTTCATCTCATTGAAAGTTTCAATACCTTGACAGCACGGGCAAGATATTCCAACATAATAATTTGAATTTTTATATTTAAATGATTCTATTAAAGCTCTTCTTTTATATTGATCATTTTCATTTGTTGGATCAAACCAAAATTCCTTATTATTAATACTATGATTTTTAATAACAGCCCATTCACCATCTGCGTATTTTGAGAAACTAAAAGTTTCATTATTTTCAAGTTTATTTTTAAAATATACTATATCCTGTGAAAATATTTTATTTGACATTATAAGACTCCAGTATATTTTTAATTCTATCACTTGCTTTACCGTCGCCATATGGGCATGGTAAATCAATCAATTCCCTTTTAGTTGTATTAAATAGATTATATAGATGACTTGGCTCATAACACAACCACGAAAATAGATATTCGCCCTCTGTTCTTTCAGTTGTTTGTCTACACACAATACATTTCTTTTTTAGAAATGATGACTCTTCTTGTAGTCCACCGCTATCGGTAATAACTAAACAGCAGCGAGATAAGTAATCTACACACTCATCATATGATATAGGATCTACGACATTAACATGAGTTAATAAATGTTTATGTTTTTGTATTTCTGGATTTGGATGCATTGGGAATATGAATTTAATATGAGAATTTTCTATTGCTAATTGATTAATAGCCCTAAACCAATCATCCATAATTTTAATATTTTCTCTACGATGCAATGTTATTAATACCAAATTCTCTAGAGTTGGACTAATATCAACTAGATTATCTAGAACGGTATTTCCAACAACATAAGATTTACTATTTTGACTAGCAATATATCTTAAATTTTCTTTTGACTGCTGCGTTGGGCATAGATGAATATCTGCTAAAGCACTTATTGCTATTCTATTGAATTCTTCTGGATATGGATGATCTTTATTCCAACTGCGTAATCCGGCTTCTAAATGAATTACCTTTAATTCTCTATTAAAAGCTGCTAAAGCTATTGCAAAAGCAGATGTTGTGTCACCCTGCACAATAACATAGCAAATATTTTTAAATATAGAAGATGCATTATTTAGGATAGAATTAATGATGCTATCTAACCTATTTTCTCCATCTGATATTGTTAAATATTCAACTGGATATTTATTTATAGTACTATCAATTAATGATTGATGCTGACCAGTACATAATAATTTAAATGGTATTGAACCATCTAGTTTTTCTACTAGTGGTTTAATTTTAATCCATTCTGGACGAGTTCCACATGATATAAGTATCATTTTTGATCTTTTACCAATCTATAGCCTTGAGATAAAATATAATTCCAATACGAATTAGCCTGCATAAAACCATCTGATGTTCTTGATGTTGCCGCCATATCTTCTCCATATTTTGATGGATTAGTAGAACCCCACATCTCTTTATTATTATTTGGTTGCGGTGGAACATAAGTATTTAAACCAAAATGTTTTTGTATAGCATACGAAAAGTGCATGTCTTCTCCACCAAATGGAGGTATTTCCTGTGGCATTTCTGCCCAGTATGCTCTTAGCCAATCTTTCTCAAAAAACCAACAATGACCCATTATATCAACCTGCTCTATGTTTTCATTTCCACCGCTAATGCTATCATAATTACAGCTTGGATAATTATAAAAACTATCGTCCTTCATTCTAACTCCACGACATCCTAATAGCCCTCTTTTTTGAGATATTGTGTTTAAACAATTTTCTATCCACATATTTCCAAACATAGTATCATCATCAACAACACAAACATATTTACTTGATGCGTTTATAGCATATGAGAATCTAGCCCAAACACCAAGATTCTTATTAGAAAAAGCACATGTAACATTATTAATAAATTCTTGTGGATAATTATTCTTATCAATACTTCCATTGAACCAACACATAATTGAAATATCTTTTACTGTTTGATTTTTTATAGCATGATATTGCTCTAAAATCGTATGTGGTCTTTTATAAGAATTCATAACAACAGTTACTAAGTTCATTTATTTATCCTTTGATTAACTATTATACTTTGTAATTTTTCTACATATTCATTGGCTGGTAACTGTGATAGAAGTGATTTTAATCTATGAAGACAAGTATGTTTGTTTATGATAATGTCTTTAATTTGCCCAACATCAACACTATTTTTATCACATATATTATTTTCTATCTTAAATACTTTCTTAAATTTATCATTAATTTGATTTTCTAAATTTTTATCATCTATTTCATAGAAAACCTTATTACCATAAAAAACTGCATCGTAAAACACTTGTGGTATCATTGTTTCAAAATATTTAAATACTATATTATCATAATTTTTATATAAACTAGAGATTGTGTGTGCTGGTAGCGTTATATCAGCATGTCCCTGCATAGTGCTTTCATTTGATAAATAATGGTATGTTCCATCCATATTCTTTATTTGTGATTTACTATTTATAAAAACTCCATTACTTATTCTATAGTTTAATTTATTAGAAGCTATATTATAAAATATATCCGCACCAAAGTTTATATTTACGATATTTATATTTTTAATTTTTATATTATTATTTTCACTATTTGTAAAGAAAAAAGCAGATTTAATATTATGCTCTTTTAAGATACTCACAATATTATTAACGTTGGTTTCCGAAGCTCCAGTTATGTTAAGGATTAATTCAATACTATTATTATTTTTAATATAGCTTAAACAATCAATTGGAAGCTTATCAACATGTGTTATAAAGTAATCTGGCTTAATTATGTCAAATATATCATACGCACTTATTTGTTGTGGATGCCAAATAATAGAAGATATACCATCTATTAAATTAAGACCAGCATTAAAATATAGGGCTTCTGTTTGATTGTGTGAGCTATAATTATTAATCAAAAATTTCATTTCTTTCCCTTTATTGCATGATATGTTTTTATGTTACTAATTTTTTGTAAAGAATATTTATTATAAATACATTTAATTTTATATTTGATTTTAATAATTTCATTAATTGCTTCAAAGATAAATTTATTCTTGTTATCTGAACATGATATTATTTTTCTAAGCGTTTCTATTATGTCTTTATTATCAAGATATATCATTTCAGACCAAGTTTTACAAGCACCAAATGAAAAATATTGAGCCTCATTATTTTCATCTATATTTATTCCTATTTCTAAATTTTCTGACGCTTGTGGCTCAACTAACACGCAAGTTTGATTTGTATTAAAAAGAGATAATATTTTATCGTTAAATAATAAGTTGCCATCACATAATAATATTCTGTCATTAAATGTATTATTTAAAGATATTCTTACGCTTTCACATGAGTTAGAAGAATTAAATAGTTGATTTTCCACTACCCTTATATTAAGATTGCTATATTTTTGTCTAATATATTTACATATCTTCTCAGCATCAAAGCCAACACATATAATAATTTCAAAATTACTAAATGTTTTTTGTATGGCTTGTATTTGTAAATCTATAAGTTTCTGGTTATTTATTGTTATTAAAGGCAATGGTCCGTATGACTTCATTCTATATCCCGGCGTATCACACAATATTATTACAGTTATTAATTCATTTGTAATCTTTATTGTTTTTTTTGCTTGTTGTACACATCTAGTTTTCATATTATCATATCTCAAGATATAATTGTAGTCTCTGAGCTTCTTTAATTAGTAAGTCAGTGCATTTACCATAATCATAGGCACACTCATCATAATTATTTAAATAATTTATTCTGTACGCAATATTGGATATTATATTATTATTACTATTATGAGCAATTAAAAACTTTGCCAAATTATCATTTACTTTATCGTTGAGACATTTTACAAAATTTGTTGCAGGAATATTTTCTTTATTTATAATGATATGACACATTGTTTTTTCCAAAGCAATAGTTTCATGTAAATATGTAGACCTATTAATGTATTTTGTTATACTTACGTTGTATGAATTTTCAGACAACCACTTGTATATTTTTACTATATTTTTTATATTTATTTGATCTATATTGTATCTACTAAATAATATTATTTTTATTTTAGATTTTATATAGTCTAAAGACTTGATATAATCTAATATATTATATGAATCATTTTCTGAAATATCGTCACAATCAAAAAGTAAAGTTATATCAATTGAGCTTTCACTTTTAACAAGATTAATATCAACTATCCCATTATTCCAAGTATTATTTCTATAATAGTTACAAAATGACTTTACAATATAAAATTCTTTATCTTTATCATAAGCTTCAATAATTAAATCGCCAAACTTTTCTATTCTATTAACTAAACACCCAGTTTGTGTTTTATTATTATAGACTGCAAATATACAATTTTTGCAACTAGTTTTTGCTGATTGGTCTTGTGGCAATGATTTCATAACTATGTCCCTTAAATGTTAAACTATTTACTTCTAAGTTATAATGATTAAGAACTTCAATAATGTCTTTTGATCCATATACGCCTCTTTTTGAAAAAATTACATTATTAAAATCTTTAATATTCATTTGACCATCTAAAATCTGCTTACATAATATATTTGTTTCTACCCCACTAAGAACTAGCTCACAATTAAATCTCATCTTTTGACAAACTTGTTCTAAAAAATCTCCAAGCAAATTATATGGAATATTATCTAAAGCATTGATAGCAATAATTTGATCCGCACCATTATTTGGTATTTCGCTAAGATCTATTTTTCCATATAATATTGGTATTGACTTGTAGCCTTCTATAAAATTATCGATTTTATCTGTTATATAAACTTTCATATTCTGGATACCTCGTATGTAATATCAAAAACATTTTGCCAATTTTTAATAAAATTCTCTTCAGAAAACATTGTTAATATTGTTTGTCTAGCATTATTACCAATTTCTTGTCTTTTATTTTCATCATTTAATAGCATATTAATGTAATATTTTAATTCATTTTCATCATTAGAGATGTATCCATTTATTCCATTTTGAATGATATCTGGTATCATGCAAGTTGCCGTTGAAACTACGGCACAGCCACAGGACATTGCTTCTAATAATGACATTGGTATGGGGCTAAGTGTTGAACTATTAAAATACACATGACACTTATTATATTCTTCTACTAAGTTTTCTATAGATTTAGCTGGACCATAATCCTCACTATTTTCACCAATTAATCTTATTTTAAAATCTTTTGTTACTCTAGACCAGCCACTATAATTTAAACAGTAATCACGATTTTTAAAATCATTAGCAACTGTTAGAACGTGTTGCTCTTTATTTACGCTGAGTGGTTTAAATATGTTTGTATCCAACCCATGATGTATTATGTCTGCATTATAGTTTATATCCCAAGCTTTTCTAGAATATTCAGATATGAATATATTAATATCACCAAGCATATTTTTCATCATATGAATATGTTCTTCTGGTATTGTTTGCGGTGTTGGTATAGTATGTTCTAAACAAATTATTGGTAGATGAACAACTTGGTTTATTTGTTGTGCAACTTGAAATTGCCAAAACTTACTTTGTACTAATATGAAATCATAGTTTAAATATTCACAAGCTTGAGATTCTGGCAATATATAATAATTTGATGGAACTGCACATTGTTCTTTATTCCATTTTTTAAGATTTGGGAGATGAAATGAATAAAAATCATGACCAGTTTTACAAAGTTGAGATTCATATCTTTCATGTGTTGGGAATGTTAATATACGATACTTCTCTGGCTTTTGTCTATTAGCAATATGTACTAATCTTTTAGTAGAATTATTAATCATTCAATGTATCCTTTATAATTTTACCAATATTTTCATGTGAAAATTGTTCGGCATATTTTATTCCAATAGATCTATCAATGATATTTCTATTATCATAATAGTATCTCATAGCCTTTTTAATTTCTGATTCGTCTGGTTGAAACCACTCTTCTCTACCAGTAAATATGTGCGGAAAAGCTGGATCAGAGTGATTACAAATTGACTGTGAGCCATTAATCAACCATCCAGTTGCCTTGTTGTTTTTGTCAATAAATTCTTTTGTTCCACCTTCATTGCTACAGATTGGCGTTTTTCCATAGCACATAGCTTCAAATGCTGGTATTGACCAGCCCTCTCCGTGAGATGGGCCAACAAAACAATCGCAAGATTGATGCAGTGAGTGAATTTGATCAAATGTCATATCATTAGATATAACTATCTCTGAATGATAATCATTAATATTTGCATATAGTCTCATTTCTTTTTTTATTTGAGAACACATGTTATTTACATGTTTTGCCAAATCATTTGGATTAACTCCAGTTTTCTTAACCTTTAGAACTAAGCATACTGGCTCATAATTATTAAATTCGGCATGAAAAGATCTTATAATAGATTCTATATTTTTTCTATCGTTCAATTCACCAACATAATAAAATTTAAACTTATGATTGTTTGATCCAAAATTTAATCTTCCGAACGGGGTTTTGTACTTGTTAATATCAAATGCGTGTGGTATGACTTCTAATTTACTTTCTGATATTCCATCATTAATAAGATTTGCTTTTAAGTCTGAATTTGGAACCCACACAAAGTCCATAGCATCAAGATAGTCTTTCCAAATATTATATTTTAATGTGTTGGACTCACCGGCGAAATAAGCAATATTCTTTTTAAACTTTTTGGTAGAAACTAAGTGGTGAGGAAGAACGTGCTGTATACAATAGTCAATATTGTCAAGATTATTTTTTTCTAAATTTAATATTCTTGTATCTATTTGTGATTCAGTATTTGTTAATTTTATATTTCTACAAGCAATATCAACATTATTACTAGCAATAGACAGTATATTATTAATTGCAGCATTTGACCATCCACTTGCTTCTTTATAATGACCTATATATAAAACTTTCATCTTATTTTTAATACCTCCGCTCTCTTTTGTTCCCAATAGTTTCTTCTGTTGCATAGATTAATCATATTATCATATGCTATATCAAAATTAAACGGATTTCTAGATAAAACACCATCAAAAGCGGCAGAGCTTTCGTTAAAATACATACCACCAGTTACTGACGTTGTTGTTTTATAAGTTAAATCTCTAATGAGTCTAGCTTCTATAAAAGAATTAATTTTTTCTGGTTCACACAAAACATCTGTTATTAACCATCTGGCAATATCCTTAATTGGTGTATTTGGTGGTAAATTTTCTGGCTTTTGTTTTGGTGATCTAATTCTTGGCTTAGATTTCCATCCAATATCATCTGGAATTATATCAATACTATCAAAATAATTTTCCCAAGCTTTTCCACTTTTATCCCACTGATAATGATGTAAAAATAATTCTCTCGTTTCTTTAGATAATTTTAACCTTTGATCGCTTGTAAGATTAAAAAATTCTATTAATTTTGCTGCTGCTAATTTGTTATCTGGAACAGCCCTATAACATCCAGTTTCTAGTTCTTTGTATAAGGCTTTTGGCTTAATTGGTATTCCATTTAAATTTTTAATAACACTTTCCATCGCAGAATAATCTGTTGACATTACCGGAATACCACAGGCGGCAGCTTCAACTTGAGGCAAACCAAACCCTTCGCAGTTCGCATATTGAACATATATATCAAAGAGATTTATAATATTTGATAGATCGTTATAGCTAGCACCCTTTTTAACATTTGAAAGAGTTGCACCGTACTGTTTCGTATATGGTGATTGAGTTATAGCACCACGAAATAATGATGGGAATGGTTTTCCAGTTTGACCACATATATAGGTAAATAATACTTTTGATGACAATTGATATTGTTGTAATAATTCTGGAATATCCCAACCTAAGTCTGGATAACTAGTATGGCAGTATAGAAAATATTTAGAACTATCTTCTACAGTGTCTAGTAGCAATCTAAATGCTTCAAATAGATCTGGATATAATTTTCTTCTTTGATTTCTCATTACTGTGCCAATTATTTTAGCATCTGGATCTATTCCCATAGTAATTCTATGTTCTTTTTTATTTTCAACTGGAGCATATGCTGCATGTGCTGATGGCGGTGATATTCCTATGTAGTTTATTTTTCCACCAGACTGCTGCTTTAATACTTCACCAGCCCATTCTGAATATGTTAAACAAGCATCAGCAGATTGATAAGTTGAAACCCATTGTCTTGCTTGCGGCCTAGCATCAACGGTTGGCATTATGCACCATTTATAAAACTGTCTAAATGGTGATCTTTCTTCAAAATCCAACATCCAAAAATCACGAATATCACACACAACATCTGGCATAAAATCTAAACACACGGATTCAAACATTAACTCTCCAAACGCGGCAGTTGGAACACTTGCATATTGTCTCTTTTCTTCTTCGCTTGCATTTTCACTTGGAACAACGCCATAAAATTTCCACGGTGTCCCATATGCCCTCTTATCATTTTTTTCTCCATAAGAAGCCATTTCTGCTAATTCATATTTATTAGTACTATGTAAATAGTTTAATATTTCTCTTGTATATGTAGCATATCCAGTATTTAAGAAAGTTGCTTCACTGCAAAACAATATGCGCTTTTTTCTCATTATTATCAATCCTCAAAATCTTGTTGACAGAAATCAAATTCGTTAATTCTAAATATAATGGAACTATTTTCTTTGGACACATTTCTTGCTGAAGCGTGAACATTTATTTTTGTTCCTTTGATAGCATATTTTTCTAGCGTTTCTGCACCAGTATGCCAAGCTTCGCACTGTAAATATGTTGGTATTCTACTTTTTTCTCCACTCTTAGTTTTTCTATAAGTGTAGACTACCATCACAAAATCTGCCTTTACAACATCGCCAACCATTGTTATTCTAGGATTTTCAACTAGATAACCAGTAAATGAACATATATTCATCCATATCTCCTTATCTTAATATATTAGCAGCTACAAAACAAAAAAACACAATCAAATTTCATGAATCTTGTTTACAATAAAAGAATTATCGTGTTCGCTAATAGATCCACAAAAAATTAAATTATTACCTTCATATAAGACATACTTATATTTATCTTTTACTTTTGGAAAAATAATAACACTATCAAGAACGCATGTATCATCTTCTATTGTTAGAAATGACATTGTTTGTCCTTTAGATTCACCCTTTGTTATTTTATAGTCTGAAACTCTTTGAACATTTGCTACAATACATAAATCTTTACCCCTTTTTCCATTAACAACTTCTTTGCACGTTGTATTTGCGGCAGATGTATCAGACGTTTCAACTCTTGTCATACTAACTGGACAACCTAAGAATTTTACTTCTTGATCTATAATCCAACTAACATCATCTTGAAGGTCATATGGAGGATTAATAAGTAGTTGTATTTCATTTTCTATCACTTGTTTTCTATCTGTTTTACTTGTGCCGCCACCCTCTTTTTTAGTTGGTGCTAAATCTTTCAAGCAGTCTACAAAAGTTAACCATTTTCTAGTTTGATAGTTTGAGTGTAGCCAAACTTGTTCTGATTTGGTAAGCACTCTATATATATCATAATCATAAAGAGCCTTATTTCTGGTTATTGTGTCTGCAAAATCTCTAAAAAATCCAATAGACGCTAATGCCTTAAATGCTGCTGAATTTACTTTTGGGCTAAGATATAATAATATTTCCACCCAATTACATTTATTTATATCTTTACCTAATTCTGATTCAACTTCTTTTATAGCCTCTATTAATTTATCGCCAGTTTTACCAGTTAAACACTTAATGTCCTTAATACCAAAATATATTTTACCATTCTTAAAGTTAAACTTATCGCTATAATTAGCTAATGATGGAGTTTTAGCCTGTATATCAAATAACTTAGCCTCTGAAATTAATTCATAAGTTTCTTGTTGAGGATCTTGCTTTTCTGACGCATGGTACAAATATGATAAGAAAAAATCTTTTGTGTTATGCGCTTTAAAATAAGCACTCCAATATGAACAGGCGGCATATGAAACACTGTGAGATTTATTAAAAGCATATCTAGCAGATTTTTCTATCCAGCCAAAGATTTGTTCAGCTTCATCTTTTGTAACAAGATTAACCTTACTGGCACCCTCTATAAATGATTTTTTAACTTCATTCATTAGGGCAGCATTTTTCTTTCCAATGGCCTTACGGAGAACGTCAGCCTCCTGTAAATTGAATCCTGCTATCTTCTGTGCTATACGCATGGATTGTTCTTGGTAGACCAGAATACCATAGGTTGGCTTTAAAATTTCTTCTAACGCTTGATGCAAATATGTTACTTCCTCCCTACCATGCTTTCTGTCAACATAGTGCTGTGTCATGCTTTTCCCATCAACAAAAGCTTTCAAAGTTCCCGGCCTAATAATGGCAATTAAGGCAGACAATTCTTCAAGATTAATAGGTGCTAATTTCTTTGACCAAGATTTACCAAGATTACTTTCTAGCTGAAAGATTCCTTTAGTCTTTCCTTCCGCAAATAGTTTCCAAGTCTTATCACAGTTATAATCTATAATAAAATTATTTAACATATAATCCACCATTGGCAAACGCTTTATCAAATGTTATATTCTGATAGACTGATCTATGGGTTTTTAATAGTTTAATAAATATATTAGCAGAATCCTTAACATCTTGAAGGGCATCGTGAGCATTTTCTGTACTTAAGCCCATTCTTTCTCTTAACGAGTCCATACTAATAGACTTTATAGTTGGATCACCCTCCGTCCACGCAAATACATTATCCATAATATCTATCTTATATACTTTACTAAACAGTTTTTGCTGTTCACGTTCAGTGTCCCAAGGTCCAAATTCCTTACACAGTCTATTTATAATATGCATATCGAATCCAATAATATTAAAACCAACAGGGATTGGTGCAAAGAATGGTTCACCCTTCCAATTATATTGATCAACAAACTTAATAAACTTATTCCACACTGACTTTAAAGATGGGGCTAGCTCTAGTTGTTCTCTAGTCTTACCAGTTATTTTTAGTGCTTCATCTTGAACTGGATCAAATCCTGCATCAATAGCTTTTTGCTCATCAAATATTGGCTTAATTTCGCTATTAAATTGTCCCTTCATTGTTAAGCTTCTACCATCTAATGCTATGGCAGCAATTTGAGTTGGTTGAGTCTTATGAGGATTACGTGAGCCAGTTTCAAAGTCAAATATAATATAATCTCTATTAGCCATGTATAGTTTCCTTATTTTGTATAAACATTAATTTATCTAAAAGCGATAGGCCCAATACGTCAAATTTAACATGACCTAAACTTTCAAGATCTGACATTTCTAGTCCAGCAATTTTTTCAGATGAGTCACGCTGACTAACCATCGGGCATACATCTTTTAGTTTGTGTTTTGATATAACCACGCCAGCAGCATGTTTTCCCTGTGTTTTAAACGTTCCTTCAATCTTAATTGCTTGATCAAAATATTCAGCATAATCACCCTCAAGTTTTCCATCATTATTAATATGGCAAAAATCTCTTAATTCATTAGGATTATTGATTAACGCCCACCTAATAATAGATCTATTATCATCATCCATATCTGCTAGCTGGTCAGATATTTCTGCTTCATTGGGTATATTCTTTGTTATAGTATTCATTTCACCAAAAGAACACGCCTCGTTAATACGCAAAACTTCTTTTATAGCACTTCTACCTTGAAGTCTACCAAATGTAATCATTTGACTAACATGATCATGACCATATTTATTCTTTATATATAACAAAACATCATCACGCCTTTTTGCTGGAACGTCCATATCAATATCTGGCAATGATATGTGGTCAGCACTATTTCGACCAGCATTATAAAATCTTGAAAATAGTAAATCAAATTCTAATGGGTCAATTTTTGTGATACCAATTAAATAAGAAATCAAACAGCCAGCAGCCGAACCTCTGCCGGGACCAGAAAGCCACCCTTGATCATTTACATATTTGATGATATCTTGTACAATAAGAAAATATCCAAACAAATTAGCATCTTTAATCACATTGAATTCTTCATCAAAACGTTCAGCATATTTTTGCTTATCTTCTGGCTTTGATACTTTGCCAGATTGAATTAATAAATTCTTCCAACCATCCCTACAAAGTTGTTTTAAATATTCTTCTTCTGACTCTCCATTTGGGCAAGGAAATTTTGGTAAAACTGGCTTGCTTAATATATCATATTCTTCACAAGAATCTATGATATTATTTACGTATTTTAAATCATCTATAGATGAATTTTTACTAATCTCTTCAACCTTATCTTTAGACCAAACACACAGGTCATTATTAAGAAATTGATACTCTAATTCTTTAGATAGTTCGCCCTTTTGTATTTGCTTATTAATTTTAGGTAGAGTAGTTTTTAGCTCTGAACATAGTAATACTCTATGTAGTGTAGCATCATCCGAATTCACATAATAGCTTACTGGTATTAATTTTATATTATTATTAACACTAATCAAGTTATCCTTGGCTAAAATATTATTCCATATATCATTAGATATATTTCCATCGTTATTTATGGATGACACTAGCTTAATTAAGTCGTGCCAGCCTTTATTATTTTTAGCAAATAATGTGCAATTATCAAACGAGCATCCAATAATTGGCTTTATGCCATGTTTTTTACAAGCTTTATAGAATGAAACAACGCCAGATATTGTTTTATAGTCTGCTATACCGCAAGCAACATAACCATTTTGCTTACATTTTAAAGCTAATTCTTCTGGCTTAGAAAAGCCTTTCAGCAAGCTATAATGAGTATAATTTTTTAATGGACACCAATTCAACATATAACCTCAAATTAAAAATGGGGGAGTAAAATCCTCCCCCCAAACAAAAAACAAAAATAATTATTCTTCACGAACTAATTGAATATTTAATCCCGGCACAGATGGGGCAATTGTATCATTGGCTACGAATTCAATAACCGCTGGTTCGCTAACATTTCCAGCATCATCAACATCAACTAATGATACAGTAACATTGTCACCTTGAGCAAATGTTCTTTCTCCCAATACCGTGACAGTATTTGAGTAACTATCTGTAGCAACTACATTACCATTTACTGTTACAGTTAATCTACGCTCTACAACATCAAGGTCTGTTGGGGCCGAACATGTTAATTCATACACTAAACCCATGTTAATCTCCTTTGTAATAAATTTATATCTTATATACCGTGGACGTAATTCTAATCTATATCTTTTTTTTGCTAAGAAAAAAGAGTAAACAACAATACAATTTTGTAATATGACCAAAAATAGAACAAAAAATAAAAAGAAACTTTTCACAATATTACCTCGCTATAGTTTATTATAGCGTATCAGTCTTGTTGGTGCATTGTATTTTTTTGCTTTCTTATCAAATGATATATTAAGTTTTCTTACCAACGAAGATCCGGCTTTCTCAAAAAAACAAGGTAAAAACCCATGAATAATTAATAAGAATCCAGCTTCTAGACATAAAAATCCATGACTTACTGCAAACTTCCAATGTTCGCAGTATGTCATATTATTTTCTATTAAATGTTTTTTACCTAAAACGTTCATATAAAATAGACGCTAATGAAATTCCAGCAGAAGTATCAGACCTATAATGAACCCCTTGATATTCTCTACAATCACTTATTATATCAACCATTTTACTTAATTCTGACGATAGGCGAGGATAATACTCTTTACAAAAAAGAAAACATAACATGCCATAAAAAGAATGTCCAGACGGATACGCTGGAGTATGTATAGTTTTTGTCTCTATTACATTAATTTTTTTATTATACACTTTAGCCAATTGATAAGGTCTAGGTCTATTAAATTGATTTTTAACATTTAACATTACTGGCTTAACTGTTTCATAAAATTCATTAAATTCTTTTTCTGGAAATACTAAATTTCTAGGTTTTAATATTTCATAGAAAAGCTTTTTTGGCTCTTTATCAATTTGTAAAATAAGTTTTTTTTGCTCATCATTAATTATAGAAGTTATTCTTGTTACATAATTTAACTCTGATATTGTTTGCAGGCTATCATTACATGGTGGTGGGTTTAATAAGTTTTTCCAATCAAAAGTTAATTTAGTAAATTCTGGAGTACTACTATATTTAATTGAATTAATATTATTAATATTACATTGTATATCTAATTCTTCTAATTTTGATATTACCATGATTTACAAGCCCAATATCTAGCTTTCCATTTTGGGCCGGGATTATCACAGTTATGCCTAGCCCTAAAGCTTTTTCTACGTTCTGGTATATTTTTCTTTATTGTCATATTCGGATCACCAAATCTGACTATAACAACATTTCCACTTTCATTTTTTGTATAAACAGCAAACTTTTTTGGACCATTAGAAGTTCTAAATGGTTTATTTAAAGTTACTTTTCTACCTTGATACTCAGCGGCTTTACCAACATATACTAGCTTGTTGCCATTCTTTTCATAGATTCCCTGCCTGTTATATGTATATATTTCTCCACTTTCTGGATCTTTATATTCATATTTCTTACCTTCTGTTTCTTCCATTTTCATTTCTGAAGGTTCTTCTTCTGTATATTCATCTTCATATTTTCCCGGCTCGTAATATTTAACAAAGTCATAAACATTTTGCACATATATTTCTGCCTTTGATATCATATCCTTTGTCCAATCTTGAAACTCTACTGGAATAGACATAACTTTTAGTTTTGTAACTATTTCCATAAGTTGGTCATGCATTTTTTGTATCTGTTCTAATGCCATCTCATCACCGCTGTCAGATTGTGCCTTTTTCCAAGATTCTTTATTTGGCCTATCTGGATCTCCCGGTTTGGCTGGCTTATAGTTTTTACCCATTCTTTCTTTCTTTTTTCTAATGTTTTCCCAAAGGCCGGGTTTTTCTGCTGCAATATCCCACTCCTGTGTTTCCTCTCCAAAATCTTCGTATTCACCTTCTGCTGGAATATAAAAATTCTCTTCTGTTAATTCTTCTACATATCCAGCTTCAGCTTGTAATGAATAATCTGCCGCTTCCACACAGTCACAGTCTGCCGTTGCTTGCTGTATACAAATAGCAACTCTTTGTTGCTGATCTGGATAATCCTTTTTCATGATCTCATTACTCATACAGCGTGACACGAACGAGTCTTTTTCTTCGTCTTTTCTTCTATTTGGAATTGGCATAATTAATCTCCTAATTTAGTATTAAATTCTTAGCGTTATTAAATATTATATCTATACTTCCTTGTGGTATTTTGTTTTTAAAATATTCATATATATCTATAATCATTTGGTGGTTTGGATCTTTTGTAATTTCTAGCCAGCCAATGAAATAATTCCAAATTCTATCTTCTAATATTAATGGATATTTTACCCCGCTTGGTCTTCCAAATCTATGGTTCCATTTAAGAGAAGGCAAACAAATATTTCTACCGCCATTTTTTCTAAACTTTTCTGCTATATAACCTTCTTCTCCACCAAAACCCCTAAATGATGGATTAATTCCCATCCAAGCAGATTTTTCAAAAGCACATAAGCCCATTCCTTGCATTGGTATATCAAATGGTTCGCCATCGCCAGATTCATATAGTTCACTATTAGTAGCCCATACACCATACATATCTCCGCTCCACCTTGGATCAAAATGTGTAGATACGTTATTTAAATCATCATATAATAATGGTCCTTGAACTAGATTTTTACAGTCGGGATTATTGTTAAAATAAGTAATTAAATTAGCAATACCATCTCTTTGTATTAAAACATGGCAATCTATAATTAATACGTATTTTCCATCAGAATAATCAACTATTTTATATTTATTGAATGAGCTTGGTTTTTCACCATATTCTATATACTTCATATTACTTTGACCACTTACAAACTTTTTGCATTCTTGTCCGTAAATGCTAGTTGGATTATTATCTAATACAATAAATTCAACATAGTCAGTATTACATAGCTGGTGATACATTCTCAAGGCTTGTATAGAGAAAAATACCCCATCATAATCATCATAGGTAGACATACCTATTGTTAACAATTTTTTATGCATATTTTATCCGTATTAACCGGGACTAGCGTAAAATCCTATCTGGAAACCTTCTTTTGTACACTCTTTAATGGTGTGGTCCATACCATTGTTTTTGAGGTTATTCTCTATATATATACACATGTTTTGATCTGTTCCCGGCCACTTAGTCTTACAATAATGACATAATTTGGCACATTTCCAGTTATCTCTATTTTGAGATATAGGCTGTGGCTTGGCATTATTTTTAATATCTTCAAACTTGTTTTTAAGCATTTTTAGGAACTTTTTTTCATCATCTTTATCAAAACACATAGAAAATGGGCCACCGTCTTTGATAAAAAAGATAGACATAATTGACTGCTTGTACTGGGGGAATAGCTTAGATATTGCATAATTATATAGCAATAACTGCGGATCAGAACATAGTTTTTCATATGTTTTTTCTTCGCCAGTAGCCCAATCTAATCTTCTGCCGGTTTTCCAATCTATAACTTCTATTATTCCATCAGATGACTCTGTTACCAAGTCAATAGTACCCTTGATTGCTAGTTGTCCCTTAATCTTTTGACCATTTACTTCGTATTCAAAAAAAGCCCAATCTTCCTCTATTGGTATGTCAAAATGTGGTTCGGCTTCTACTATTTTCCTATATCTTGGATCAAATTGACCATCGTTGTAATTTAGGGTATCCGAAATTAACTTATGACAATTATCATTATCTCCCTTGGTGAAACTGTGTTTTGAGTCTACTGTATAAAATTTAAAACTTAGTTTTAATATGTCATCCACAGTATCTTTACTAAAGAGTTCTGATTTTTTAATATTTATTTTACCCAAAGCGTCATCTTCTATGGATAAAGTATTCTTTTTAGGATTATCTTGAGTGTACTTTTTAAGTTTAGCTAAAATTTCTAGAACTTTATGAACAATTGTGCCAAGTTCTGCCTTTTTCCCGCTATCTGGTTGATGCCCCAAAACATAAGTTATAAAATATTGCATCTGGCAATAAGCATAATTATTATAACTAGAAGATCTTATATAAGTTATTAGCATTATATGCTCCAAATTGTGTTATTTGATTTCAACTTTTCACATAGCTCTTCAATAGTTAAGTTAGAATTATCTATAACAATATCAAAATTTGACCAATCAAAATAGTCTTTATCTAATGCAACCTCTGCTTCTGCGTCACTATCAAAAACATTTCTGGTTAATCTAATTACTATTCCGCCAGCCTTATGAATAGCTTCAACCTCATTGGGAAATCTAACATCTGGTAGGATCGCTAAGGACGGTTCCTCTAAAATAATCTTTTTGATTGAATATAAAGCCCAAGCATCATCTTTAATTTTTCTAATTATCTTAGTTCCAAAGTGTTCTAGAAATTCTCTAACAGTAGGGTTTCCACTCTTTTTAGTTCCGCTTGGTATATTTTTCCACTCTAAAGATGTTGGTTTATTTTTATCGTCATTAGACCCATATACATCATGTTGGCTTATACCAAATAGATTAATAGCCATTTCTTTAAGTGGATCTGCAAAATGATACACTTTAATATAAGGCCATAATTCTTTGCTGGCATATTCTATAAATACTTTATCTTTTCTAGTAACATCTAGTTCACCATATCCGCTATCGCCGTTAGAGTCTACCGTCTGAACTATAAGTTTACCATTCTCATCTATATAAAAATCACTAACCATATTCATGTTTTTTAAAACATAGCCATTAATATAGTTAGCTACTGTATTTTTACCAGACTGTTTTTTGCCAGCTATTCCAATAATTTTCATAAATATCCATCCCCTAATTGTGATATTATAGTTTTCTTTATTTGATCTACTGTCATTTCCCCAACATCCTTAGTTGGTATTTTGGGAAAACTCAACTTATACATTCTATTAAGCTGTCTTTGTATTTGCAGCTTAGACTCTCTTCCGGCTTGATCATTATCTGTTAAGACAACAACGTGTGTTAAGTGTAACTTATTTAACTTAATTTCTTGGTCTTTACTTATAGATTTACCAAATATGCTCATAGCATTGGTAATTCCTGCTTCGTACAATTTCCAAACATCTCCTTGACCTTCTACAATGAATATGCATTTACTCTTATTGACTTTATCTACTGCTCTATGATAGTTATAAAGAAGCCCAGTTTTCACAAAACCTTTTGGATAAAATAAAAATTTTGGCGACTTATATTCTTTTATAGATCTACCTATTATGGCTACAATATTTTTTCCAGAATCATCATGAATGGGTATTACTGACCTGTCGAACATTTTTGATTTAGGGTTAGCACAATCGCCAACCCCAAAATACTGTAAAGTTTCTGGTAAAAATCCCCTATTAATAAAATACTTTGATGGATATGTTAAATCTTCCATAACTATTGGGCTATATTCTATTGCATCGTTAGATTCTTTAAAAGATGCTACAAGCTTGGAAAATTCATCAGAATCATTTATTGCTGTATCCTGTATGATGTGATCATGTTTAATTTTAATTAATTCACAAGCCCACCTAAGAGCTTTAGAGAAGCCAATATCTTCACCCTCAATGTTAGATAAGGCTCCGCGAATTAAACCTATAATATCATTTCTATATTGGTGCTGACAGTCTCTAGTCCAACACTTCCATATTCCCTTATCTAAGGAGAATGAGAATGCCCTTGGGTTATCGCTATTATTATGAACTGGACAAGTAGAATATACATTATCCCCGAAAACTTCATACTTCATACCAAGTTTGTTAAAAATCAATTCATATTTTGAATTAAGTTCTTTTTTAGTTATTTGTAAGTTCATCTTGTTTTATTTTATTTAAAGCGTCCGAATCAATTAATCCCGTATCGCCAACTGGCTGATTTTTAAATTCGTTCCTAGTTTTAAGTTCCCTTAACTTGGCATGTGATCCGCTCATAATCATATTTATATAATCTCCATCATCTAAACCGGCACCGTGCCTAGAAACTATAGGTACTAATTTTCTATTACCAGCATTTGGACCATCTTCTGCTAATTCTTCTGGAGATTTAATTTTAAATATTGAGAATGATGTGCATAACCATATCAATCTATCCGATCCAGAAACCGCATCAGTACTTTCTTTAGTTATGCCGTCACGATTAAGCTGAACAAATGATAAGCATGGTATATCTAATTTAACGCACAGATTATGCAATGATGTAATTTGGAATCCTAAAGCTTGATATTCCTGTATATTATTAGTTATAGAATTAGATGACATTAATTTTAAATAATCATAAATGATAAGACAGTCATTAGTTTTTCCAGTGTCATCACTTTTAACTTCTTGCATCACCCATCTTCTAATTAAATTTAATATTTGTTCAAAGGGCTTACCGGCAACGCTAATGTAGCTGTATGGTATAGATTCTATCTGTTTAATAGCATCTAATACTTTAGCGTGTTTTTCTTTATCATCAATGAACTTACCGGTAGCAACTTCATTAATAGGAACACCGCTAATATTAGATATTAATCTATTCAAATGGTCTTCTTTGGACATTTCAGTATCTAGCATTAATACTGGAACTCCACGCTTAGACACATTCAGTGCTACATTATCAGCGAATACGCTTTTACCAACCTTGGGCCTAGCTGATACTAGATCAACGCACTTGCGTCTTAATCCACCACCTATAGCTTCATCGTATTTATTGAAGCCAGTTGGAATACCTATTATATCGCACTTATTGTTTTCAAGAAATGTTACATAATCTTGAATGTTCTTACCAATTTTCTCTGGATTTTCACCACCGTCATCTTCTCTTAAGAAATCTATTACTGGATTTTCTAATATTTGTATAATCTCATTGATAGATTCAGTACCAGTAATATCATCAACATCTTTATGTATTTTAGATGTTAACTTTTTGATCTTACGTGCAAATTCAAACTTCTTGATCTGTACTGCAAAACTGAATATATTATCTTTACTGATTGGGAAATCAAATAATGACTTTATATATTTCAGTTCTTGTGGAGTGTTAAGACTGTCTGACAAATTTAACTGAGTGGCAGATGATAATATAGATGGTATATCTATCTTTTGATCATTAGCAATAATCTTTTCTATGCACTTATATAGAACTTGATTGTTAATATGACCAAAAGTTTCACTGCTAATCAAATTAGATACAGCAATATATCCATCTATTCC